GTGCTGGTGCTGCACCAGTGGGAGCACGCTGGGGGCGGCAAGCTGCGGGCTGATGTGGTGTGCGTGGACTCGGGCGGCCACGCGACCGCTGAGGTCTACCAGTACGCCAGGGAGCGCGCTGGTTCGGGTGTGATCGCGATCAAGGGCCAGAGCCAACGGGGCAAGGCGCCGATCGGCAAGGCCAGCAAGGTGGACATCAACGCGCAGGGCCGGACGCTGAAGCGCGGCGCGCAGGTGTTCCCGGTGGGTGGCGACACGATCAAGACGACGCTGTTCGGGCGGCTGAAGCACAATGAGCCTGGGCCTGGGTTCCTGCACTTCCACGCGCAGACGGGCAGCGAGTATTTCGAGCAGCTGACGGCAGAGAAACAGGCGTTGCGGTACGTGAAGGGCTTCCCGGTGAGGGAATGGGTGAAGAAACCAAGCGCGCGGAATGAGGCGCTGGATTGCCTGGTCTACGCGTATGCGGCGGTACATCGCCTCTATCAGCGGTACGACCGGAGAACGATCTGGGATCAGCTGGAGAAGCGGCTGGAAAAGACGGATGTCGAGCCACGCAAGCCGCGCCTAAGATCGGAGAAAGCCGCGGCGTCGGCGTTCGTCCGCAACTGGTGAAGCCGTGAAAATCCCCGCGCAAATCCGAGCCGGTGACACGGTGAAATGGCGCGAGGTTGCCAGCAGCGACAACCTCGGCAACCCGATCAGCAGCAGCGACGGCTGGACGCTCTACTACTACCTGCGGACCAACACCGCGAGCGAAGGCGCCACGGTGACCGGCACGGCCTTTGGCACCGGGTGGGAGTTCACGATCGCGCAGGCCACCAGCGCCGCGTTCGATGCCGGCAGCTGGTATTGGCAGGCTGAAGCGCGCAAAAGCGGCGTGCATGTGACGCTTGGCGCCGGGCAGCTCGAGGTGCTGCCTGGGCTGAGCTACACGGGCACCCCTGGCGCCTTCGATGGTCGCAGCCAGGCGCAGAAAGACCTCGACGCAGTGCAAGCAGCGATCCGGGCGATGATCTCCGGCGGTGCGGTGGCCGAATACACGATCGGCAACCGGCGGCTGAAGAAGCTGGAGATGGCTGATCTTCTGGCGCTGGAATCTAATCTGAAGGCCAGCGTGAAGCGCGAACAGGCCGCGCAGCTGCAGGCCAATGGCCTGGGCAATCCCCACAACCTCTTCGTGCGCTTCTGATGGGCATCCGATCCTCGATCCTCGGCTGGCTGCAGCGCGGTACCGCACCAGCACCGGCACCCCGGCGGCGGATGTACCAGGGCGCGATGGTCAGCCGACTGACCAGCGACTGGGTGACGGGCGGCACCAGCGCTGATGCTGAGATCAAGGGCAGCCTGCCGAGATTGCGGAACCGCTCGCGGCAGCTGGTGCGCGACAACGACTATGCGCGGCAAGCGATCCGCGCGGTGAAAAACAACGTGGTGGGCACCGGCATCAAGATTCAGGCGCAGGTGCGGATGGTGCGCGGTGGCGGCCGGCTGGACCAGTCGGTGAACGACGCGATCGAGAGCGCGTGGAAGGTCTGGAGCAAGAAGCAACACTGCCACACCGGCGGCCGGCTGAGTTGGCATGACATGGAGCGCCTGGTGGTCGGCGCGATGGCCGAGTCGGGCGAGGTGTTCCTGCGCAAGGTGCGGCAGCCTTTTGGCGGCGGGAAAGTGCCGTTCGCGCTGGAGGTGATCGAGTCGGATCTGCTCGATGACACCTACACCGGCAGCAGCACGATCAACGGCAACGAGTGGCGGATGGGGGTCGAGTGCGACCGCTGGGGCCGGCCGGTGCAATATGCGTTTTTGAGGAAGCACCCCGGCGACGGCCAGTTTCAGGGGCAGCCCGGGGCACGCCACCAGCTGATCCCGGCGGCCGAGATTATCCACCTCTACCTGATGGACCGGCCCGGCCAGACCCGGGGCGTGCCGTGGCTGGCGACTGCAATCCAGCGGCTGCACCACCTGGCGGGCTACGAGGAGGCGGAAGTGATCCGCAGCCGGGCCTCGAGCGCGCTGATGGGTTTCATCGAGTCACCAGAGGGCGAGCTGCAGGGCGATGAGGTGGTGGACGGCGAGCGGGTGTCGAACTTCGAGCCCGGCGTCTTCAAGTACCTGGCCCCCGGCGAGAAAGTAACGGTGCCGCAGCTCGACGCACCGGATGGGCAGTTTGAGCCATTCCTGCGGGCGATGCTGCGGGGCATGGCGGCCGGCGTTGGGTGCAGCTACGAGAGCATCAGCCGCGACTTCAGCCAGACCAACTACTCCAGCAGCCGGCTGTCGCTGCTCGAGGATCGCGATCACTGGCGCGCGCTGCAGCAGTTCCTGATCGAGAACCTGCACCAGCCGGTGTTCGAGGCCTGGCTGGAGATGGCGGTGCTCGGCGGTGCGCTGAACCTGCCTTTCTACGAGACCGATCCAGAGCGTTACCGGGCAATCCGGTGGATGCCCCGTGGCTGGGCCTGGGTGGATCCGGCCCGGGAGGTGCAGGCCTACAAGGACGCAGTGCGCTGCGGCTTCAAGACGTTGGGCGAGGTGGTGGCCGAGCAGGGCGGCGACCTCGAGGAGCTGCTGATGGCCCGGGCAGCTGAGCTTGCGATGACGGATGACCTCGACCTGACCTTCGACACCGACCCGCATGAGGTGAACGCCTCAGGCACGCAGCAGGCGGGCGATGTGACCGAGGACCAGGCCGAGGAGATGGATCCGGCAAGTGACCCGGACTTGGCCGACGATAATGGGGAAGACAACACCGAGGGCACCGATGGACCTATCGCGTGATCTTGAAGGGCAGCTGCTGAAGCGCGCCGCAGTCGCTGACTTCACGGTCAGCGAAGACGAGCGCACTATCGAGTTCCCCTTCTCTTCTGAATATCCCGTCGCCCGTTACTTCGGGAACGAGATCCTGGCCCACACCGGTGAGGCGGTGGATTTGGCCCGCCTGTCTGATGGCGCGCCGTTGCTGTTCAACCATGACCCGGCCCGGGTGATCGGTGTGGTCGAGCGGGCCTGGATCGATGGCAAGAAAAAGCGCGGCTATGTGGCCGTCAAGTTCAGCCGCAACGCTTTCGCTCAGGAAGTATTGGCCGACGTGAAAGACGGCGTGCTGCGCAATGTGTCGGTCGGCTACCAGATCGCCGACATGGAACAACGCGGCGAAGACTTCGTGGCGACTCGCTGGAGTCCCTACGAAGTGAGCGTGGTTAGCATACCCGCAGACCCAACGGTCGGCGTCGGGCGTGCTCTCGACGCTCAACCTGCGGCCCCCGCCGCAACTCCAACCCCCCAACCAGAACCTGAGGTTCCGATGGACAACACCCCTGACATCTCAGCGGTGCGGGCTGAAGCGGCTGCCGAGGCTGCTAAGGCTGAGCGCGCCCGCATTGCCGGCATTTCTGCCCTGACTGAAAAGCACGGGATGGCCGACCTTGGCCGCCAGCTGATCGAAGGCGGCCGCAGCCTTGATGAAGCCCGCGCTGCTGTGCTTGACCAGCTGGGCGTGAAAGTCCAGCCGGTCTCCGAGACTGCTGCCGACATCGGCATGAGCGCCAACGAGGTGCGCAGCTTCTCGTTCCAGCGCGCGATCAACGCACTGGCCAACCCCAACAACCGCGAAGCGTGGAACGCTGCTGCGTTTGAGCGCGAGTGCTCGGAAGCTGCCCAGCAGCGTGCCGGCAAGCCTTCGCAGGGCATCATGGTGCCGAGCGATGTGCTGCGCGGTCAGCGCGACCTGGTGGTCGGTACCAGCACGGCTGGCGGCAACCTGGTGAGCACTGATCTGCGCACCGGCGATTTCGTTGACCTGCTGCGCAACCGCCTGGCTTTGGCCAACGTTGGCGCAACCGTGCTCAACGGCCTGCAGGGCAACGTGAGCATCCCCCGTCAAACCACCGCGGCCTCCGCGTTCTGGATTGGTGAAGGCGGCAACCCCACCGAATCGCAGCAGGCTTTCGACCAGATCTCGATGACCCCCAAGACCATTGGGGCGTTCGTGGATTACAGCCGCAAGCTGCTGCTGCAGGGTTCGATCGACGTTGAGTCGATGATCCGCATGGATCTGGCCCGCGTGCTGAGCCTTGAGATTGATCGCGTGGGCATCTACGGCACCGGCTCCACCAACCAGCCGCTGGGCCTGACCAACACCACCGGCTTGGGCAGCCAGACCATCACCGGCACGGGCACCTTTGCCGAGTACGTCTCCATGGAGACAAAGGTGGCAGTGGCCAACGCTGACGTTGCGTCGATGTCCTACATCATCAACGCCACTTCACGCGGCGCCCTGAAGACCACCGAGAAGTCGGCCGGCGGCACCGTCGGCAACTTCGCCCTGATGGACAACACCCTCAACGGTTACTCCGTGGTGGTGAGCAACCAGCTGGGTACCAACGACTGCCTGTTTGGTGACTTCAGCCAGATGATCCTCGGCCTCTGGTCTGGGCTTGATCTGAAGGTGGATGACATCACCGGCGCCACTGCTGGTACCGTCCGCGTCATCGCCCTGCAGGATCTTGACTTTGCCGTCAAGCAGCCCGGCGCCTTCGTGTTCGGTACCTGATCATGAAGATTGAGATTATCAGCGATGTGATGATCTCCGGGGAGCCCTTCTTGGAGGGCTCCATCCTCGAGGTATCGCAGAGCGACGCCAATCTGCTGATCGGCTCCAACAAGGCCCGGCCTGCTGTGGAGCCTCAAGTCCAACCTGAAGCTCCCAAACCGAGGAGCCGCAAATCCACCCCAACTTTTGAGGAGGCCTAGTCATGACCATCTTGCGCCAGGCGCTGGACAAGCTCCAGCTCACCAACCTTCACGCCACCGCTGCCCGTACTGCCACCGGCAACGGCACCGCGGTTGATCTGCAGGCCCGCGACGGCGACCTGTACCTTGTCCTGGATTCGGCTGCCGGCACCGGCACCACGCCGACCCTGGACATCAAGGTGCAGTCCTCAGATACCTCCGGCGGTACCTACGCCGACATCACTGGCGCCACCTTCACGCAAGTGACGACCACGGCTTCCCAGCAAGCGATTGTCATCTCCAAAGATGAGGCTCGCCGCTGGATCCGTGTTGTCTACACCGTGAGCGGCACCACCCCTAGCTTCACCTTCTCGGTGAACGCTGTGGGCGTGAACAAGTACGGCTGATTTCCTTAGACCTTGGCCCGGCCCTTTCAATGGGGTCGGGCTTTCTCATTGCTAAGGCACGCAATGGCGCTGACTGAAGACCTTTCCTTGTTCCTGAACGATTTCGGCGTCAGCTGCACGGCTGGCGCCATTTCGGCATTGGGCATCCTGGACATGCCGAGCCAGATCATCTCTGGCGACATGGTGCTGAGCACTGACTACACGCTGACGGCCCGCTTCGCCGACTTTGGCGGGCTCAAATACGGCGACGCGATCGCGGTGGGTGGCACCAACTACCAGGTGCGCGAGACCCGAAGGATCGACGACGGCGCCTTTGTTGAAATTGGGCTGATGAAGACATGACCACGAAACGCGAGACCATCTTGGCGGCCGTCCGCACGACCCTCACCGGCACCACCGGCGTCAGCACACGGATCTACCGCAGCAGGGTCGAGCCGATCGCCCGCGAGGAGAGCCCGGCGATCGTCGTCGAGCCGCTGAGCGACACCGCCAGCCAGAACACCAGCCTGCCAACGCTCGACTGGGCGATGACGGTGCGGGTGACCGTGATCGTGCGCGGTGCCATCCCGGACCAGCAGGCCGATCCGATCGTGGAAAGCCTGCACGGCAAGCTGATGGCCGATCTCAGCCTGGGCGGCTACGCGATCGACATCCAGCCGATCGGCGTCACTTTTGTGCTGACCGAAGCCGATGGCGCAGCTGGCGAAATCCAGTGCGACTATCGTGTGATGTACCGGACCTCCGTCTCGAATCTGGCGAGCTGATCATGGCTACGATGGTGGACGAATACTGGGGCCAGGGCGGGACTTACCTGCTCGACCCCAAAACCGGCAAGCGGAAGCTCATTGAGCGGACAGAGCCGGCCCAACCCCTCAACCCAGAACCTGAGGTTTTGAGCAATGGCACTCCTGAGCCGCAAACGCCTGATCCTGGCGAAAACTGAATCGACCTACGGCACCGATGCGACCCCGGCCGGCACTGACGCAGTGCTGGTGCGGTCGCTCGACGTGACGCCGCTCGAGGCTGATGTGGTCAGCCGTGACCTCATCCGCCCCTATCTCGGCAACAGCGACCAGCTGCTAGCCAACACCCGGGTGCGTTGCTCCTTCGAGGTCGAGCTTGCTGGATCCGGCACCGCGGGCACGGCGCCTCGCTATGACGCGCTGCTGAAGGCTTGCGGCATGTCCGGCACGGTGGTGGCCAGCACCTCGGTGACTTATGCCCCGGTGTCCGCCACCTTCAGCTCCTGCACGATCGTCTACAACGTGGATGGCGTGCAGCACAAACTGACCGGCGCCCGCGGCTCAGTCACGATGAACTGCCAGCTCGGCCAGATCCCGACGCTGCAGTTCGAGATGACCGGCATCTACAACGCAGTGACCGACACGGCTCAGCCTGCTGTCACCTATTCAGCTCAGGCCACGCCGCTGATCTTCAAGGAAGGCAACACCTCTTCCTTCTCCTTCTTCAGCTACTCCGGCTGCCTGATGTCGGTGGACTTCAACTTGGCCAATGACATCGTCTACCGCGAGTTGATCGGCTGCACCAAGGAAGTCATCATCACCGACCGCAAGCCGGCCGGCACGGTGGTGATCGAAGCTCCCACGATCGCCGCGAAGGACTACTTCTCGGTGGCACTGGGCACCGCCACCGGCAACCTGACCTTCCTGCACGGCACCACGGCAGGAAACCGGGTAACCTTCACCGCATCCCAGGTTGATGCCACCCAGCCGAGCTACTCGGATCAGGACGGCATCCAGATGCTCAACGTTCCCTACGTGACCCTTCCCACCACGGCAGGCAACAACGAGTTCTCCCTGGCCTTCACCTGATCGGAGCACCTGATGTTCGTTCTCTCGCAGAGCGAGTCCTACAACTGGCCGGTCACCGTCGAGTTTCCCATCGATGGTGGCCGGTTCGACAAACAGACCTTCGACGCAGAGTTTCGCCGCCTGCCTCAGTCCCGGATCCGCGAGATCTGGGATCAAATTCAGGCCGGCGATCTCAGCGACGACGAGCTCTGTGATCAGGTGCTGGTCGGCTGGTCCGGCATCCAGGACGGCAAGGGCAGCGAGGTGCCCTACAGCGAGAAGGCCAAGGCCGACCTGCTGAACGTGCCCTTGGTGGCCGCGGCCGTGGTCAGCAGCTGGCTCGACAGCCTCAGCAAGGGCAAGAGAAAAAACTGACAGCCGCCGCTGAGCATTGGGCCGGCGGCGGAAAGAACAGCGGCAAGCAACTGGACGATGACGCGGCCGCTTTCGGCGTGATCATCGAGGAGCCCGAGCCGGAGGTGTTCGAGGTCTGGCCCGAGAACTGGGATGCAGTGGTCATGTGGTGCCGGGTGCAAACTCAATGGCGGACCAGTGCTGGCGGGGCGATTGGCCTCGATTACTCGGTGCTGGCTTGGCTCTTTAAGATGTACGCAGTAGACGACCCGCGCGCGCTCCTGGAGGACCTGCAGGTGATGGAAGGCGCAGCGCTGGCAGCAATGAACAGGGAGAGCTGAGATGGCGTTGCAGCTCCCGACCGCGATCACCTTCTCGACCAAGCTCGAGGGCACGGGCCTCGATCAGCTGAAGCGCAACCTGCAGGGGCTTGCGCAGCAGAGCAACCGCACCACCAAGGATCTCGATCAGCTCTACAACGCAAGCAGGAAACTTTCGGCCGCGGCCGGCACCTCGATCAACTCGCTGAACCGCCAGGTGCAGGTGTTGACGACGCTGCGCAACGAGGCAGCCTTGGGCAGCCGGCAGTTCAAGTTCTACACCGCCGAGTTGGAGAAGCTGCAGCGGCAGCAGACGAAGCTGAACAACGGCGGGAGCGGCCAGGGAGGCCTCTTGGCGTCCATTGGCGGGCTTCGAGGCGGTCTTGCAGGCGCAGCGGCCTTAGCGGGCACCCTGGGGGCCACGCAGGTCGTGGGCGGCATTGCGCAGGCCGGCCTGGATGCAGAGACGGCCCAGGTGCGCCTGCGCTCGCTGACCCAGGCGTTCGGTGAGTACAACCAGGCACAAGCAACCACCGCACGGATTGCTCAGACGCTTCGCATCAGCCAGACCGAGGCAAGCGACGGCTTTGCCCAGCTCTACGCTGCACTGCGCCCGACCGGCGTCACCCTCAAAGAGACCGAGGACGCTTTCATTGGCTTCACGGCCGCGGCCCGTGTCAGCGGGGCCACTTCCACCGAAGCATCGGCCGCCCTGCTGCAGCTCAAGCAGGCCCTGGGCTCCGGCGTGCTCCAAGGCGACGAGCTGCGCTCGATCCGGGAGCAGGCGCCTCTGGTGGGGCAAGCGATCGCCAAGGAGATGGGCGTCACCGTTGGCGAGCTCAAGAAGTTGGGCTCTGAGGGCAAGATCACGACTGACATCGTGCTCAAGGCCCTTGCAAGTCTCAAGGACCAGAACCTGAACAAGCTGAACGAGCAATTCGACACGGGTTCTCAGGCAGTCAAAGACCTGGGCAACGCGACAAACAAGCTGCAGGTTGCAGTCAGTGAAGCCTTTGGGCCGATCGCTATTGGCCTTATTCAAGGCTTTGCGAAAGCCGTAAATACAGCGGCTGACGCGATGGGGCGGTTCAATAAGTTTCAGCTAGATAGGGGAAGCGAGGCCGTTGACTATGAGAAAGCACTAAGAAGTGCAAACAAGAAGTTCTTCAACAACGAGACGGCCGGCGGCCTTATTAACTTCCTCACGCCCGGCTACAAAAACGCCGTTGATACGGAGTTTGAGCGCCTACGCAAAATTGCGGAGGATGCGGCCAAGGGGCAAGGCAACAAGCCGCTGACCAATGAGCAGAAGCAGGCCCAGGAAGATGCCGCCCGGGAACGCCAGCAGGCACGGGAACGGGCTGACATGGAAGAGGCGAAGAAGCGCCTCGCCGAGCATCTGAAGATCCGCGAGGAAACCGAGAAGCGGCTGCGGGATTTCCGCGAGCAGTCGATCCAGCGCGCTGCCCAGCTGGAACGCGACCTGGGCGACCAGCGGCAGGAGCTGGAGCGCAGCACGGCAGAAGCCCGCCGGCGGATTGCTGCGCAGCAGCAGGACTTTGCCCTCGAAGCCGAACGGCAGAAGCTGCGCGGCGCTGGCATGGGCACTGAGGCGCTTGACAGCCAGGCACGGCTCAACGAAGCCACTCGCCGCTTCACCGAGCAGAAGATCCAGATCGAGCAGAGCGCAACCGATCGCAGGGTGCAGATCGAGCGCACGCTGGCCGATTACCAGCTGAGCGTTGCGCGGGGCATCAGCGAGATTCTGCAGGATGCCGCCGACAAGATGGCCAAGAAGATGGCCGCCGGTGGTCAAGCAGCGGCTGCAGCCATGACGGGCTCACCGATGGCCCCGGGCGGCATCATCGCCCGCACCGGCAGCACCGGGCAGAGCACCGGCCCGCACCTCGACGCGCGCTGGGCCGATGGGCGGCGCATCACGGCAGCCGACGCTGACCGCTACCTGAGCGTCAACGGGCGCTCCCCATCGAGCTACGGCGTCACCAGCGGCTACGGACCCCGCAGCATGTTCGGTCGCAACTTCCACGCCGGCATGGATTTCGGCACCCCCAGCGGCAGCGGAATCACTCTGAAGAGCGGCGCGAGCGTGCTCCGGGACCTGGGCTTCACCGGTGCCGGCGGCTACGCAGTGGAGATCGACACGCCAGAGGGCCGGATGCGGCTCTTGCACCTGCAGGCAGGCTCCGCCAACGCGCGCCCCGTTGGCAGCGCCAGGCAGCTCATCGGCCGCCCTGGCGCGGTCGTAGGGGCCGCTGGCGTCGATGCAGCGGGGCAAAGGCTGGACGCTGCTGTGGGCGCCAATCGCTCGGCAGGCCTGGCCGCGGCCGCCGGCGACCTCGTGAACAGCCGCCAGGCTGAACTTGGCACCATCACCAGCCAGCTGGACCAACAGCGCAAGTCGGTTCGCGAGCAGCGCGAAGACTTCGAGCGGATGGTGGAGCTGCAACGCAGCGGGATGAGCCCTGAGCTGGCCCGGCAGCAGGCGGAGCGAGAGCGCATGGCCCGCACCGAAGACGCCAGCCTACAAACGCTCCGTGATCAACTCACCCTGGACCTGCAGGGTAACGATCTGACGCAGGAGCAGCGGATCAACATGGAGAAGATCCTTTCCGCCACAATCCTGCGGCAGCAAGCGTCGCAGGGGGTGGTGGAAGGCCTCAACACTGAGGAGCAGGCTCTGGCTCGTCTGCAGCAGGCATATGACCGCCAAAAGGAGCTGGCTCGAGGGATTGCTGGCGTCATAGGCCAAGGCATTGGTTCTTCCCTCGACCTGCTGATCGACGGCACCGACAACTGGGGCAACAGCCTGCGCAACATTGCTGCGACGGTCCTAAAGGACATTGCGCGGCAGCTGCTGCAGATCATGGTGATCGCGCCGATTGTTGATGGCCTCACAAAGGGGCTGAGCCCTGGCGGCGGCATTGCCAAGCTATTCGGCTTTGCCGACGGCGGCATCATGACCGGCGACGGTCCGCTGCCACTGCGGAAATACGCCGGCGGCGGCATCGCCAGCAGTCCGCAGCTGGCTATGTTCGGCGAAGGCTCGATGCCCGAGGCCTACGTGCCGTTGCCTGATGGCCGACGGATCCCCGTGGCGATGAAGGGCGGCGGAGGCGGCACCAACGTGGTGGTGAACGTGGACGCGTCTGGCAGCCAGGTGCAGGGCGACGCCGGCAAGGGCGAGCAACTCGGCCGCGTGATTTCGCAGGCGGTCCAGGCAGAATTGATCAAGCAGAAGCGGCCTGGCGGCCTGATCGCGGCCTGATATACTTAAAGGTAGCCACCAAATGCCAGTGCCGACACGAATTGATCTGACTGGGCAACGATTTGGCCGCCTCGAGGTCAAGTCTTATGCCGGCCTGCAAAAAGCAAAAGGCCACTGGAATTGCACATGCGATTGCGGTCGTGACGTTTCTGTTGTCGGCGAGTTGCTTCGAGGCGGCAAGACAACCAGCTGCGGCTGCTATCGCGCCGAACTAATGAGCAAAATTAAGCGCAAACATGGCATGTCGCGCACCCCTGAGTGGACTACCTACTCCGGCATGAAAAGTCGTTGCCTCAATTCGGCGGACCCAAAGTTTCGGAACTACGGTGGCCGCGGCATCAAGATTTGTGATCGCTGGCTTGAGTCGTTCAGCAACTTTTATGCAGACATGGGGCCGCGACCAGTGAGGCACTCTCTGGACCGAATCGATGTCAACGGCGACTACGCACCCGAAAACTGCCGATGGGCAACTGCTACGCAGCAAGCTCAAAACAAAACCACAAACATCAATCTCACCCATCAGGGCAAAACAAAGTGCCTGACCCAGTGGGCTCGCGAGTATGAGGTGCCGTTGCTGACTGCCTACTGCCGCTTGCAACGCGGCCTATTATTTGAGCAGGTATTTGCCAGGAGGGCGTCTTGAGTACCTTCGCCTATACGCCCTCCTTCGAGGCCACCGAGGCCAGCAAGCCTCGGGCGCGCAAGTTTCAGGCCGGCGACGGCTACGAGCAGCGGATCCGGTTCGGCCTGAACACTGACCCAAAGGAGTGGAGTTTGGTGTTCTCCAACCGCACCGACACCGAACGCGATCAGATCACGGCGTTCCTCGATGCCCGTGGTGGGGTGGAATCATTCGACTGGACACCGCCCCGCGGCACCGCTGGGAAGTACGTCTGCGAGGAGTGGCAGACCACGCTGAGCAACTGCAACAACAACCAGATCCGCGCCACTTTCCGGCAGGTATTTGAGCCGTGACCGTTCCCGTTTCCGATCTTCAGGCGATCGCCCCCAGCGCCGTCATCGAGCTGTTCGAGCTGGAGCTGAACACCCTTCAGCACGGCGTGGCCGACACCTATCGCTTTCACGCGGGCAGCAGCCTGAACAGCAATGGCGAAGTGGTCTGGGCCGGCAACGCCTATCTGCGGTTTCCGGTCGAGGCCAATGGCTTCGAGTACAGCGGCAACGGCCAGCTGCCGCGGCCGAAGATGCGGGTAAGCAACATCCTCGGCACGATCACGGCACTGCTGCTCAGCCTGCCCGACGGCTTGGAAGCTGCAAAGGTGACGAGGATCCGCACCCTGGCGCGCTACATCGACGGCGCCAACTTTCCGGGCGGCACCAACCCCTACGGCACGCCGGACTCGGCCGCGGAGTTTCCGCGCGAGATCTACTACGTGGACCGAAAGGTGGCCGAGACCCGCGACGTGGTGGAGTTCGAGCTGGCCTCCGCTTTCGACTTGGCCGGCGTGCGCGCCCCGAAGCGGCAGTGCATCGCCAACATCTGCCAGTGGGTCTACAAGTCCACCGAGTGCAGCTACACGGGCGCGCTGACCAGCTGCAACAAGACGCTGGATGCGTGCAAAGCTCATTTCGGTGCCACGGCCGAGTTGCCGTTCGGCTCCTTCCCTGGCATCGGCAGTTATTTCACATGACCTGGCGCGCGGCAGCACTCGAGCACGCCAAGGCGGAAGACCCCCGCGAAGCCTGCGGCCTGCTGGTGGTGGTCAAAGGCCGCGAGCGCTATTGGCCGTGCCACAACCTGTGCAGTGGCTCCGATCAGTTCATCCTCGACCCGGAAGACTTTGCCGCGGCCGAGGATACCGGCGAGATCGTGGCGGTAGTCCACAGCCACCCAGTCACGCCACCAGAACCCAGCCAGCCGGATCTGATGGGCTGCGAACGCAGCGCCCTGCCCTGGCACATCGTCAACCCGAAGACCGAAGCCTGGGGCGGCTGTGAACCCAGCGGCTACAAGGCGCCGCTGATCGGCCGCCAATGGGCCTGGGGGATCACTGACTGCTGGACCCTGGCACGGGACTGGTGGGGCGAACACGGCCTGCCCCTGCCCGACTGGGAACGGCCGCTGACGCCTGAGGCTTTTGAGGCGGCGCCGCTGTTTGATCGCTACTGGCAGGACGCCGGCTTCCTGGTGCTGGATGATGAAGAACCGCTGCAGGTGGGCGATGCGCTGCTGATGAACATCAGCGGAACGGGTCTGAACCACGTCGGCGTCTACATCGGCGACCAGCTGCTGCTACATCACATCCGCGGGCGGCTCTCCTCACGCGATCTCTATGGCGGCTGGCTTCAGAAGTGCACCGGCCGGAGGCTGCGGCATCCTGAGTTCACTACGATGGGCGGAGGCTGAGGCGAGCCATGCTGCGCGAGATCCGGGTCTATGGGCGGCTGGCAAAGTTCCTTGGCCGGCGCGTGCTTCGGGCTGAAGTGGCCACGGCCGCCGAGGCGGTGCGGTTTCTGCTGGCCAACTTCCCGCAGCTGGAGCGGCACATGACCGACCAGCACTATCGGGTCAGCGTGGGCAGCTACGACCTGGCAACCGACGAGTTGCACGACCCGGCCGGGCAACAGCAGATCAAGATCGTGCCGGTCCTGGCTGGTGCTGGTGCGGTGGGTCGGATCATTGCGGGCGTGGCGTTGATTGCGCTCACGATTGCCACCGGCGGCTTCGGCGGTGCTGCGATTGGTTTGTTTGGAACTGGCACCCTGGCGCTAGGGACCGTTGGCATGGCGATCGGCGCCAGCCTGGTGCTCGGCGGCGTGGCGCAACTGCTCACGCCAGTGCCCCAGATGCCAACCGGTGCCAACACTGAACAGGATCCCCGCAAGTCCTACAGCTTCTCCGGCATCCAGCAGACAAGCCGCCAGGGCGTGCCGGTGCCGATCGTTTACGGCGAGACGCTGGTCGGCTCAGTGGTGATTTCCGCCGGCATCGACACTGTGCAGGTGAACGGCTGATGGACAGGATCTACGGCGCTGGTGGCGGTGGCGGTGGCGGCGGTAAGGGGGGCGACGGCGGCGGCGGCGGCGGCCGCACGCCAACCGAAGCATCCGACAACCTCAACTCGACGCAATATGCCAAGGTCGTTGATCTGATCAGCGAGGGCGAAATCCAGGGCTTGAAGGATGGCGCCAAGTCCATCTTCCTGGACAACACCCCGCTGCAAAACGCAGACGGGTCCTACAACTTCCAGAACGTTACGGTCGAGACGCGCAACGGCACCCAAAACCAAACCTTCATCCCACTTGCGGCCGACATCGAGGACGAGAAGCCAGTAGGCGTGCAGGTGCAGCAGGCCACGCCGATCGTTCGCAGCATCACTGACAGCAACGTGAACGCCGCGCGGGTCAGCATCACGGTCCCACAGCTGCAACGCTTCACCGATGAAGGCGACATCGAAGGCGCGAGCGTTCGTCTGCAGATTGCCGTTCAGTACAACTCCGGCGGCTACACCACGGTGGTGGACGACACGATCAGCGGCCGCACGGCTGACACCTATCAGCGCGACTACCTGGTCAGCCTCACCGGCGCCAAGCCGGTGGACATCAAGATCACCCGCATCACCGACGACAGCAGCAGTTCCAAGCTGCTGAACGCCTTCAGCTGGTCCAGCTACACCGAGATCACCTACGCCAAGCTGCGCTATCCCAACAGCGCCCTGGTGGCCCTGCGGGTCGATGCTGAACAGTTTTCCAGCATCCCAAGCCGCTCCTATCTGGTGCGTGGCATCAAGGTGCAAATCCCATCGAACGCCACGGTGGATTCGACCACCGGGCGGCTGATCTATGCCGGCATCTGGAACGGATCGTTCGGTGCTGCGCAATGGACGACCGACCCCGCCTGGTGCCTCTGGGATCTGCTCACCTCAACCCGCTACGGCTTCGGCGATCACATCCAGGCTGCACAGCTCGACAAGTGGGCGTTTTACGCCGCCAGCCAGTACGCCAGCGAGCTGGTGCCTAATGGCTTCGGCAGCACCGAACCGCGTTTCTCCTGCAACATCAACATCCAGACTGCCGAGGAGGCTTACAAGCTCATCAACGACATGTGCTCGGTGTTCCGGGTCATGCCGTACTGGAGCACCGGCGCGCTCACGGTCAGCCAGGACCGGCCCGCCGATTCGGTCTACCTGTTCACCCTGGCCAACGTCACCGAGGAAGGCTTCAGCTACCAGGGCAGCAGCCGCAAGAGCCGTCCCACCGTGGCGGTGGTCAGCTACCTCGATCTGAACAGCCGGGACATCGCCTACGAGGTGGTGGAAGACCAAGAGGCAATCGCCAAGTTCGGCGTGGTCACCACCCAGATCAGCGCCTTTGCCTGCACCTCCCGCGGCCAAGCCAGCCGCATTGGCGAATGGCTGCTCTATTCCGAGCACTACGAATCGGAGGTGATCAGTTTCACCGCATCGATCGATGCGGGGGTGGTGGTCCGGCCGGGGCAGATCATCGAAGTGAGCGACCCGACCCGGGCGGGCAGTCGTCGCGGGGGCCGCATCAGCACTGCAACCACCACCAGCGTGACGGTGGACGATGCAACGGGGCTGGCAGTTGCAGCGACGGCCACCCTGTCGGTGATCCTGTCCACCGGCGTTGTCGAGAGCCGCGGAATCAGCAGCGTCGTCGGCAACGTGATCAGCCTGGCCACACCACTGAGCACAGCGCCGAACGCCAATAGCATTTGGATCTTTCAGACCAGCAACATCCAGGCCTCCACCTGGCGGGTGCTCACCGTCAGCGAGCAGGAGGGCGCGCAATACGGCATCACAGCGCTGGCCTACAACGCGGGCAAATACGACTACATCGAACGCGGTGCGCTCCTGCAGCAGCGGGACATCACCAACCTAAACGTCATCCCCGAGGCGCCGACCAATCTCCGAGCCACCGAAACGCTCTACGAGCTGAACGGTCGGGCGCTGTCGAAGTTGATCATCAGCTGGCAGTCCGTGGTGGGGGTGAACCAGTACCGCGTGCGCTGGCGGCCGCAGAACGGCAACTGGACCACCAGCACCCAGGCGCGGCCCGACTACGAAATCCTCGACACCACGGCAGGTGTCTATGAGATCCAGGTTTACAGCCTCAACGCAAGCCTGCGGCAATCGGTGACGCCAGCCAGTCTGACGGTGCAGGCTTTCGGCAAGACCGCTTCGCCGGTGGCCGTCACCGGCCTGTCGCTGATCCCGATCGATGGGGCCAGCGCCATCCTGAGCTGGGATCGATCGACCGAGCTCGATGTGTTGCTCGGCGGCAAGGTGCTGATCC